TTTTTCCATCTTTTAAACCCCCTTTCAATCCCCGGCTAATCACTTGCTTCCAAGTGAGCCCGAGTTTTGCTTTAAGTATTAACATCCTCTTGAACTCGTAGTCCTCGAAGAATATGTTTAAGTTTTTCATAGATATATATAGTATAGTTAGTATTTAAACCTTCCTATTAATCAAATTCTTTTAACAAATCTTTCTTGAAAATTTTATGTCTATTCTCACTAACAATTTCTATTTCCTCGTCGCTGATTTTATTTATTTCCATTATTATACGTGTTTTGCGTGGCTTACATCATACCAATCCGAACCATCACAAACTAATGTGAATCCTCCCCAGCTATCGATAGTTTCATCTGTTCCCTCATGCATATAAATCTCTTGAGTTCCTACTCCTTCTAAATGTTCTAAAGTTAAATCGTTGGTTGCGTCTTTTCTTGCGATATGTAAATACTGCCCATCAACTCCACCTTTTAATCCCCCAAGAACTACATTTCCCCCAGCGGTTGTTACAAATAATATATTAATTCCACTAACATCATAATCATCAGAACTCGCTGTCAGCGTCGATGTGTTTGATGATATTTTTCCAGTAACATCTAAATTACTATCCACTTCAACCTCATCATTACTCGAACTTATTGTAAAAACAGGACCAGTTGTTACTTTAAGTTGTCCATAAATATTACTTTCCCCAGTTGGATAACCATAAATCCTAAAATCTCTATTTTCTCCACTTGCGCTATCTTCAAAAACTCTAATTCCATCAACTAAGTTAGCACCTGGATTAAATCCCATGTGACTTTCTCCATCCTCTAATTGAAGAAAGGTCGTCGTAAATGGTGTTGTTGTTGTTCCTAATCTTACTTGAACTTTGTCAGCAGATTCAAATATAAAATTTCCAGAAGAACCATTACTATATAATTTAACATCCTGTCCAGCCCCGAGTTGCAAACCATTTGTATCACTTGCTATGTTTATATTTGAAGATGTCTCTAATTCTCCAGTTGAACTTATTGTTAAATCTCCACCTGCAAATCCAGCAGAACCATTCATTACATTAATAAATGCATTGCCTTGGTCTGCACTTGTTGCTTGAATTGTTGTATCAAAAACTATCTCTTGTCTATCATTCATAAAAGTATATCCACCAACAAACCTATCATTTAAGAACCATTTAACAAATCCACCTCTCGGTCCAAAAGGACCACCAACATCTATCCCATTTAAAGTCAAACCAACTTGATTAGTTGTGTTTTTATTAACTTCCAAACCTTCTCCAAAACTCCCGCTTCCTGTTGTTTTAAAATCCTCAGTTGTATCAGTCCAGTCAATATGCTCATCAGCAACACAATCTAAGAAAGTATCATGCCCTGTTCTGTTTGTAAAATAGCAATCATTTAAGAATGTTATATCTCCATCTGTATCAGTTGCTATTGTGTCAAACTCTCCTGCTGGGGCAGAAACTTTAACAAAAGTAGGACTCGCAGTAGTCTGAACATCTTGATGTGGATGGTCGCCTGTTAAGTCATCAACATATTTTTTATTGGCAATATCAGAATCATTAGTTGGCACCTTTTCAACAGTCCCCTCCTTAGTGGCTACATTCTTACGAACAGCGAAGTCGTCTAAAATTCCAGCAGATTTCTTTTGTAGAGGAGCATTAACCTTTTTTGGATAACTCCTAATTAATGGGTTCTTTGCCATCTTAGGCCGCCTTAACAACTATTGCATAACCAGTTCCATTGCTTGCTGTGAAAGAAATGTCATCAGCTACTAGGGGAGTTGCGTTATATCTTAATCTTGAATCAAATTCTGAATAACCATTATATAATATTATGTCCCCAACTGCCGTCCCGTCGTAAGTTCCTGCGTTAGCCACATTGACATATCCATTGTTCATATCCCAGTGTGCTATTAAGTTTGTTGTATAATTGGCATTGACATAATCGTCATTAACCTGTGTATCGCTTAGGTTTGTGTCCCAATATTTCACTGCACCAATAGCCCCTTTAAATTCAAGAGTTAATGCTCCGCCTCCAGCGATAGAATCAGCACATCCAATATGTCCTCCGTCGATTAATGCCCATGTATCAAACCAATAGGTAGGTTCTGTAACATCTGTCTCTGTTAGAGTTCCCTTTCTTAATGAAAATTCAACACCATTAATATAAATCTTTGGCTTAACTGCATCTTGAACTATTGCGATGTGTGTCCATTCATGAGCCTTAACATCTGCTCCTACTGTAACCATATCAAAAGCTACATTGGGTCCTGTCATTGCTGACTTGATAGTTATTTCTCCTGCAATAACTGCTGCATAAAAATACTGGACTGCACTTTCATCTCCACATCCAATAAAAGCATAGGTTCCTGTGTTGTCTGCTGGGTTAATCCAAGCTGTGAAAGTTCCTTTAGTGTCATTAGCTGCAACTCTACCGGCTGCGAAAGTATCAATCTGCACCCCGTCATCAGTAGCCCCTCCTAAGAAAGCGACTGCTTTACGACCGTCAAGCCCCCCAGTAATTTGGTAAATATCTCCTGCTGCCATTAAGAACTCGTCACTGTTTCTTCACTTGTGCCTGCCACAGTTACGAAACCTAATTTAGTTGCATTAACATCAAAACAAAAACTTCCCTCTTCCCCGTTGTAAAAATCCGCGCTTGTCCCATCTGCAATATTTGGGAGAACTAAAGCTGTTGGTCTTAATATATCTTCCATTATGAAGAGGTCACCACAGACCATGATCCGGCGCCGACTGTCCTATCAACATCACACCAATTTATTTTATTAGTAGTAGAATTATAAATTATTGTTCCGAGTTCTGCCTTCATCAAATCTCTATTAACTGTTGTAACATGTGGAAGAACTAAAGTTATCGGTCTAAGAATTTCATTTACTGGACTTGACATTTTTAGCCTCCTTAGGTTTTGCTTCCTTAGGCTCCTCTGTCTTTAGTGTTGCAATATATTCTAAAGTCTCAGAATTATCTAAAAATCTTCCTGCTTCATAATTAAGTTTCCCACGAGACAATCTTCCTTCAGCTGTCATTATGTCTTCCTCGTGTTTGTAATTTTACAGATTTCATTAGGTGCTTGTGATTGAAATACTCCTCGTTCCCATGCGTCAATCTGTGTGTATTTACCGGGAGTTACTGTTGTAGCTGTTGATAGAGGTGTTGCTTGTTTCCAAACCATTCCCTGTTTTGCTACAAGAACAAAAGCGCTATCTGCTGTGACCACTTCCGAAACAACAATCGTCAATCCCAAAAGACTTCCTTGCTGTCCGTTCTTCATCACTCCACTTGAATAAGTTGGATGGTTTAGAACTTTTGTGTTTGAAATAATGTTTGTGTAATCTTGACCATTAACTACAAGCTTACCATTACCTGCCAAAGCATCAATACCATCTGCTCTTAAAAGTTGTATAGCGTCGAGAATATCTTTAACTGGGTCTCTGTTCGCGACAGTTGCCGAATCCCATTCACTTCCAATAGTTACTGCGTGAGTGTTTCCGTAACCAGTTGTCACAGTTGAACAAGCGTCATGTATTGCTTTGTCTTCTTGGTAGATAATCTTTCTTCCAATTCTATAAATCTTTCTTTGAAGCATTGGGACTGTTGCGTATTGTCCTGCTTCCATAGAAATCATACTTGTTGCTGCGTATTTCTCAATAACAGAACTAACCTTTGTCTCTTTCACATCAACATAAGGGAATGGTGTAAACTCTGGGACTCCTCCGATTGGAGAGTATGAGTCTGCTCCCGGATCTGTAGAATCGTCGTTTGTTTCTCTAAAATAACTTTCTGTATAAGAGTCTGATTTGTCGATAGCACACATAGCCTTCCATTTTTCCTCAACCTTAACAACTGCCTTAACTGCAGAATCAATATACTCTTTTCTTAATTCAGCTTCTCTCTCTATTTCAGCTGCCATCTTATACTAACGTCCCCACGTCTACCGTGACTTGTCCGCCAGTTCCGCTTTCTTCTGTTAGAATTTTACCAACAACAGCTCCAACGATAGTGTCTGCTTCTGTTGCTAATCTTATTGTGTTTGCTCCAGCAATAGATACCGCATTACCTGCTGGGATTGCTGCCGCAGTTGAAGTCATTTCCCATCTTCCATTCATAGCGACTGTTAATTCAGTAACTCCTTCGTTTGCTGTATGTGCTACCCAACAGATTCCTCCGAATGGATCCGCACTTGCTGCACTCACGACCACAGTTCCATCATTCTCTGCTTTCATAATTGTTCCAATAGGGACTTCTGTTCCATCTGCGATAAT